TGGAACTATCCGATAAAACATTAAATGTACTCAAGAATTATGCGAGTATCAATCCAAACATTGTCTTCCAAGAAGGCAATCAACTAAAGACTATTTCAGTTGCCCGTAATGTGATGTCTCAGACTTCACTTGAGGAAGTAATGCCTTCTCAGTTTGGTATCTATGACCTCAACGAGTTTCTGTCAGTCTTGTCTCTAGTAGATAGACCACATCTTACATTCTCTGAAGATTATGTAACCGTGGGAGATTCTACTGGTCGTAGTAAGATCAAGTACTTCTTCTCTGATCCTGATATGTTGACTGCTCCTAACAAGGACATCATCATGCCAGAAGCGGACGTTAGTTTTGTACTAGATATAGACACATTGAGTAAAGTTAAACGTGCCGCCTCTGTACTTGGACACAGCGAGATATCGATCACACCATCAAATGGTTCGGTACAACTCGCAGTTGTTGATAGTAAAGATGCAACGTCTAATGTGTTCTCTATTGACGTAGAAGGTTCTTACCCAGAAGATGCAGACTTCGCATTTGTTCTGAATGTAAATAACCTGAAAGTCGTGAACGAAGACTTCGATGTGAATATCAGTAAGAAACTGATCTCGCAGTTCAAGTCAAAACAATCTAACCTAGAGTACTTTATTGCACTCGAAAAAACTTCTAAGTATGGAGCATAAAATGTCAGACCAAGAACAATTGAATGATTTAGCGAACCGTGTATCACGTTCTTGTGTTGCGGTAATTGATACCGTAGTACAACGTGGCGGATTTAAGGGTGAAGAACTCACCACCATTGGTCAACTTCGTGATCAAGCGGTACAGGTGATCAACATGGTTGAAGCAGCACAAGGTGCGGACGAAACTGAGGAGTAAATAATGATGAGTGGATTAGAGTTATTTGTCGTTGGACTAGTTGGGGTATTCGTTGCATACAAAATCGTAGATCGTGTCCTACCGCAAGGTGGAGAAGATCTAGATGATGTCAAAAAGAAAGCAACGGTAAAACCTAAATCTTCTGATGTCGATCTAAGCGGATTGACTAAAAAGCAACTGATCGAGGTTGCACAGAAGAAAGGTTTGTCAACGAGTACACGTATGACAAAATCAAATCTGATTAATCTTATTAAAGAATCTTGATCGGAAGGTTTTTATGGATTTTTTTCCCTTGATAAAAAGTCCCTCTTCGCTTGACTTTCTATACAGAATACTGTATAATATTATTTTTATATCATGGAGAAACAAATGTCTGCCGACTTCCTTTGGGTCGAGAAGTATCGACCACAAAAAATATCTGACACTATCCTGTCGTCAGAACTAAAGAAAACATTTCAAAAGATTGTAGACAATGGGGAAATCCCCAACATGATGTTTACTGGTACTGCTGGTACTGGTAAAACAACTGTCGCAAAAGCAATATGTAACGAATTAGGTTTAGACCACATTGTGATCAATGGATCGGAAGACGGTAACATTGATACACTCCGTGGTAAGATCAAACAGTTCGCCTCATCAATCTCTCTCTCAGGCGGTTACAAGGTCGTAATCCTAGATGAGGCGGACTACCTTAATCCCCAATCCACCCAACCTGCTTTGCGTGGATTCATTGAAGAGTTCTCTGACAACTGTCGGTTTATTCTTACCTGTAATTTCAAGAACAAGGTTATCGAACCACTACACTCACGATGCAGTGTATACGAGTTCACCAACTCTAAGAAAGTTCTTGCAGATTTGTGTGGTCAGTTCATGGGACGTTTGTCCAAGATCCTAGATGACGAGGGTATCTCGTATACCAACGAAGTCATTGCGGAACTGATCATGCGATACGCCCCCGACTGGAGACGTGTCCTCAACGAGGCACAACGTCACTCTATCGGTGGTTCGCTGGAGGCGAGCGTACTAGTATCAAACGGTACTGGTGCATACGAGGATTTGTACTCTTACCTGAAGGGTAAGGATTTCAAGAAGATGCGATCATGGGTAGTGAACCATATCGACCTAGAACCAGCTGCCATCTATCGTGGTATCTACGATTCGATGGAAGGTAAGGTGGCGTCCAACTCTATACCGCAACTTGTTTTAATCCTTGCTGATTATCAATACAAGAATGCATTTGTTGCAGACCACGAACTCAATCTGGTTGCGTGTCTCACAGAATGCATGGCAAACGTGGAGTACGTTTAATGGAAGTACATGTAGTAACAATGTTAAAACGTGGGGGTAGCACTGGTTATCCTCGTAAAGATGAACACGCTTATATCGCTGGTGTGTATGACGATCTGAGACAGGCAATCACTGCTGGTGAGATAGAAGAACAGTGGAACGATAACCATTTCGGATACACCATAACTAAACATGAGTTGAATGAGTGTGAGAACTGGCAAGAGAAACTTGCATATACGGACGAACACGGAGTCCAACTGACTATGCGTTTTGAAAACGAGCATGTTGCGTTTTAAAAGTCTTTGGAGACTATGGGCAAAATCCCTTGGAGAGAAAGAGGGAACGACTGACCGAGAGGCAGATATGATTGCTATGATTCGGTCGGTCGTAGTTCTGGTCAACTTTATAACTTGTTTCTTTATTATTAGTGGAGTGATACATCAATGGTAAACAAGTGGGAAAAGGCATTCATGGAGACCGCAGAAACTTTTGCGGAACTTTCACATGCTAAAAGATTAAAGGTTGGTGCGGTTATTGTAAAGGATAAACGCATCATCTCTATCGGGTACAATGGTATGCCTACTGGTTGGAGTAACAACTGTGAGGAGATCATTTTCCCTAAAGGATATAATCCTAAGTCTGGTATTAAGTTAGAACCAAAGACCAGACCAGAAGTGTTACATGCAGAAACAAATGCGATTGCAAAGGTTGCAAAAAGTTCCGAATCGTGTTATAATGCTGACATATACACTACGACCGCACCCTGTATGGATTGTGCGAAACTAATACATCAATCTGGTATCAAGAAAGTATACTGGAGAAATCCACATCTAAGAACTGACGAGGGGTTACAGTTCTTAAAAAAATGTGGCATGGAGATAGAACAAATATGAGTCCATTTCAATTTGTAAATGAGATTACATTCGGTAAGAAGGACGTGATGGTTGACCCCGACATGGAGAAGAAGTATGTTCCGTTTATGGTTAATCGTAGTCTATCTTACTTCACCGATACTGTTCATATGGCGAATGAGATGAACAAATATCATCACCTTGACAAAAAGTTACAATTTCAGTTTTTACTAAATATAGTTAGGAAAAAGAAACGGTTTTCCAAATGGGTCAAACCCACAACTGATAGTAACGTTGACGTGATAAAAGAGTATTATGGATATAGTAATGAAAAGGCCATTCAAATCCTCCCTCTATTATCTGCCGATCAACTTAACATAATAAAAAATAAGGTGAACAAAGGTGGAAGAAAATAATATCGTAGAATGGAATGTCTCTAAAATGTTAGAGGTCACCTTGTCGGAACCAGACGACTTTTTGAAGGTAAGAGAAACTCTTACTCGCATAGGCGTGGCGTCTCGCAAGGAAAATAAATTATTTCAGTCGTGTCACATTTTGCACAAACAAGGAAGATACTTTATTGTGCATTTCAAAGAATTGTTTATGTTGGACGGTAAGAAGTCTAATCTTGAACTGTCGGACATTCAAAGAAGAAATACAATCGCAACATTACTTGCGGATTGGGGATTGGTAGAAATACAAACTCCCGAAGTTGCATCTGACTGTGCGCCAATGCGCCAGATCAAAATCATAAACTTCAAGGAGAAAGATGATTGGGAACTCTGTCCCAAATATAATATAGGTAACAAGTGATGGAATTTTTTGGTATATTTTCGGGTGATGATAAAGAAGACTGCATAGCGGAGAAGAAACCTTTCCAAGGCAAACTTCCTTTCAACATGGAAGAGACATATGACTGGAATCAGTATATGTCAATGTTGGACACTCACCCTAAAGATATGTATGATACTAATACAAGTAAAATGCGGATAGGTCTTAACTCTTTTCATGCTAGACCGTCTGCACCAGAGTTCGCAAAACAGATCGAAGCAGAGATGCAAGATACGTTTGCGTTACACGGAAACAAGATCACAAACATTGCGTTTAGTGGATTTGGATATGCTAGTGATAGTTATCCTTGGCACAAAGATTCAATGGATGTGTTCTTGGTTCAAGTTATCTCTACGGTTAAACTGAAGGTCGAAGGCGTCAACAATGACGAGTTCTTTGACTTCAAGCCAGGAGATTACATATGGATACCTCGTGGCACTCATCACCAAGTTGTTCCCGAAATAAGTAGGGTAACATTTAGTTTTGGAGTCGAGGGAGATCCAGACCCATCAATATATTTCTAGGTCATTACATTTAGTTATAATGTCTAACAGAGATATGTTTTTGTATAAATAACGGCGGATATGCGAAATGGTTCGGTATCCGTTTTAATCTTGCTTTTTCAAAAGGAGAAAAAATATGACTAACTTAAAAGCATCACAACTATTTCCACGAGCGTCCTTTGTAGGATTTGACCATCTTCTAGATGAACTTGACTTTGTAGCGAGGCATGCTAAGGATAATTATCCCCCTCACAACATTGTTAAGAGATCCGATACAGAGTACTCAATCGAACTGGCACTTGCTGGATTCGAGGAATCCGATTTGGATATAGAGCAGAAAGAAAGATCGTTGAACGTCAGAGGTGAGAGTAAGCATTCCGAAGAAGGCGAATACCTTCATAAGGGAATCTCTACCAAGAAGTTTAGACGGACTTTCCGCTTGAGTGAATATGTCGAAGTAGACGGAGCTTCTTACAGTAATGGTATACTTGTCATTAATTTGAAGGTAGTGTTACCAGAAGAGAAGCGTCCTCGTAAAATTTCTATCAGTTAATTTTTCGAGGTAAATATGAAAACCCTTAAAGAACGATCAATCAGATCGTCTTACGATTGGGTCTTGGAGACATTAGTTTTTATTACAAGTTTTGTAGTGACAGCAGTGGCTCTTGCACCACTCGTATAGGATAATCGGGGGGTAGAGATACCCCCCAACTATATAAGATTATGAAAAAAATAAAGTTCTATCAAATCGTCATGAAAGGCAACCCAATCTCTGAAGAGTATGCAAGACTTTCAAGAGAGTCCTTCGAGTGTGTATCAGATATTATTGAGATTGAACAGTTTGATGCGATCACTCCAGAATCCCCAGAGTACGATAGTCACCAATCGAGATACAATTGGCAACGTTCTCTTATGCGTATGGATAACCGCAGTACACAAGATCAAGAGTCGTATGATCATCCTCACTCACCAAGTGAAAGAGCGGGTATGTGTTCCCATTGGGAGTTACTCCGACAACGTAGTGAGACGGACGAGAGATTCTACGTTATGGAACATGACTCATATCTTTGGCCTCAACACGAAGAAGTTTTCCGTGGACTATTAGAAACGATAGATGTACTCGAACACGAGTATGCCAACATCGGTTTGTATATGGGTTGTTATTCTGTTAGTAAAGAGTTTGCTAATTTAGCATTCGATCTATTGAAAAATCAAAACTTTCCTATCAATGGTGGCCCATACGGATGTATGGAGAGATTATTCAAGACATACCTATCGTCTCACTACTCAAAGAAAAAAGAGTACAGGACAAGAAAAGAATTGTGGATTCATTCTTGGGCATGTTGTTCACGTCTGCGACACGGTAAGAGCAGAGATAAACTATTCCAAACCTTCAACAGTTGGGCCTTTCAAGTTTATCCTGAAGTAGACGAAACTACTTGGAAACCCACCCCCACTACTCAGATGATCAAGAAGGATCTAAAGGTCACTCAAGACCATCGTGAGTACCCAGATGTATACAAAGAAAAACCTTGGACACGTAGCGACAAATTCAAAGTAATTGATTGACATTCTGCGCCCCCTGTGTTATAATACCCTCTATATTATAAGGAGACCGCATGGAGTTCTATACTTCTGTTGCCCGTTACGGTAGCAATCTGTTATATCGTGGAGTCGAGAACGGCTTACGAGTTAAGAAAAAGATCCCATTCAAACCGACACTGTATGTTCCCTCGAACAAGAAAGAAACACGGTGGACTGGTCTGGACGGAACCAACGTGGAACCGATCAAGTTTGGTAACATGAAAGAGGCGGGTGACTTCGCCAAACGTTACGATGGTGTTGAGAACTTCAAGATCTTCGGGACGACCAATTATGTCACACAATATATTGCCGAAAAATTCCCTGGCGTGATTCCGTTCGATGCGAGTCAGGTGTCAGTCTGGACTATCGATATCGAGGTCGAGTCTGATGACGGATTCCCCGAACCATCTAAGGCAGACCATCCAGTAATCTCGATCACCATGAAACAACGTGGGTCGGACGAGTATCATGTGTGGGGTATGCAATCCTACGATGCAGGCGAGAACGTTCTGTACCGTGTCTGTAAAGATGAACTCACCTTGATGACCAACTTCCTAGACTGGTGGAGAGAACACACACCAGATATTATTACTGGTTGGAACTCTCGTACATTTGACTTACCGTATCTGATCAACCGCATGACCAAACTCGCTGGGTTTGACGAGGCGAAGAAGTTCTCACCGTGGGGTCTGGTCTCGGAATCCTCTTACTTTGACGAGGGTATGAAGTCACAGATCTACAACATCACTGGTGTAGAACAGATAGACTACCTTGAGATCTTCAAGAAGTTTACTCTCAATACGTGGGGACGCCAAGAGTCTTACCGACTGGATAACATTGCCCACGTGGTTCTGGGTGAACGCAAACTGTCCTATGAGGAACACGGTTCACTTCACTCTCTGTACCTACACGACTTCCAGAAGTTCATTGACTATAACATCAAGGACGTGGAACTCGTAGATAGACTGGACGAGAAACTCGGACTGATCGAATTGTGTATGACGATGGCCTATCGTGGTGGTGTGAACTATATCGATGCCCTTGGTACTACCAATATCTGGGACAGTATTATCTAC